AGTGATATTTTTTAGCTGTTCTTTGTACATTGTTAGATTTATAGATAGTAAATCCTCCCCAGCTTCCAACAAAATAGCTTTGATTAATTCCTAGTGTATTTTCCCCTTTTGAAATTGTTGGAACTTCTTTTATAAGTTGTCCATAAATTTCAGGTGAAATTACAAGCCATCTATTTGCAGTAGGGACATTGTCTTCGTCCATTTTTACTGCTAAATCTATTATTTTATCTGATACTTTATCAGTACCTATAACACCAGCAACTTTGCTTTTACATTTTGCATATAATTTAGCAAGTTCTATATCAACAACATCAGCCATTTCATATATAGCTTGGTCTGTTAATGTTTCTATAACTCCTGGAATAGCTTGAGCAGCATCTACATCGTCCATTTTTAAGGCAAAATACTTGGCTTTGTTAATTAAAATAGTTTGATATGCTCCTGTATCTTCTTGGAATGTTATATCTGCTCCTGTATAATCTCCAACAGTTACTGACCCTATGCTTGGCACTCTTATAGAGCTACCCATATTTTCTATTTTTCCTTCATACTTTCTGTTTGCTAATGCTCCAAAAACTAAGTTTTTATTTAAGTTTCTATTTGTTAATTCTGTCCATATTTCAGGTTTAAAATTGTTATATGACATATTTCCTCCTATTTCTCTTGTAATATTTCTTTTAATTGCTCATCTGTAACTTTTGATTTTTCTAAATCTGACATCTTTAAAAAGTCCTCATAAGTAACTTTTGAATTACCATTATTAGGTGGTAATGTTGGTGGTGTAGTACTTCCTTTATCATTAAATAAATCTGGATAATTTGTTTTAAAATTAGCAACTTGTTCATCAAAACCTGTAATCTTACCATCTTTAATATCTAATTTAGAAAAATCTACTGCATTCACAAGCATTGAACTATATTTAGGTGATATTGCTCCTAATGCAAAACTTGCTGCTGTTTTAATAGCTTCCTTTTTATAATCTTCAAAACTATTTTTAAATACTATTTCTTTTCCTAAATCATCAGAAGTTACCTTATCTCCTAGCTTTGATTTTAAGAATTTAATAGCATTGTCATTATACAGTTTATCTGATAGGCTTTGATTTTTACTTATAAAGTTGGTTACTGCCTCTGCTGTGATTGGCTTTTCAACTTCCTGTACAGTTTCAATCATAAACTTATTATCAGTCAGCCATTTCTTACCTTCATCACTTCCTAATATTTTCTTTTCTTCATCACTTATTACTATTTTTCCATCTTTTAATTCCATTGTTTCTCCTCTCGTGCAATTTCTCACACAAAATTTAATTTAATCTAATAGGTTCAGCCCAACATCTACAATTAAAATCTTCTCCTGGTAATTCATCATTGATACTAAATACTAAGCCCTCTCGTTCAGCGTGTTCTGGTCTAACTCTATCGTCTTTCATAGTATGCCAAACAAAATGCTCTATACCGTTCTCAATCATTAGGTCCTTAACCTCTTGTGCATATAAATTACCTGTTTCATTTCTTGCAAGATTTTCATTTCTTTTAGTTAGCCATTTTTGTAAATTATTAATATCGTTTTGAGTATATGTTCCATTCTCTATACTCTTAACAATATCCTTAATCTCTTTACTGGCTCTGTTATTTGCTATATCTTGCTTCAATGCGTTTAATGTAGACTTTGGTACTTCTCCATTTTTTAATACATCTAAATTTCTATTATAATTTTTGATTGTATCTACTATTCTTTGTTGCCTTATATCCATTAACTTATCTGCTGTAACTGATGTGTTATTGAATAAATCATAATTCTTTTTTATCCAGTATTTAGCACCTTCTAAATCAGTTCTTTTTAAATCTTCATCTGTTAAAGTTCTCCAACTTTCAAATGTTGATAAATTAACATCAATAGCAACCTTTGTTAAATCTTTTATAATGTTTCTTTTTTCATCATCTGTTAATTCAAATAATGGTAATTGTCCATTACTTACGCTTTTTCTTGCTCTTCCAACTCTTTTTTTTGTATAAAATTGAAATATTATTCTTAATCTATTTTCTTGTGCTAAGGGGAACATATGTTATTCCTCCTTTACTTCTAGTCCTAAATCTTTCATTATATCTTTTGAAAGCTCCTCTAATTTAACTTGTAATTCTTCTTCTCTTGTTATTCCAGCTAGTATATTCATAATGTTAATTAGTTTTTCTTGATAACCTACATTAGCTTTTATTAATGCTATTTCTTCATCTGTATCTTTTCCTAAGATCCCCAAAAACTTAATAGCTGTTTCTAAACTCATTACATTATTTTGAATACCTTGCACCACAATAGCCATTTTTTCAGTTAAAGATAAACTCAAAATATCTTGTGCTTCTATTTGTAAATCTATTTCTTGTCCTTTTAGCTTCCTATATCCCCATAGAATGATGTTTTTAATTTCAGTGATACATTTGGACCTTTTGCTTTCTACTGTTGCAATAGTCCTTTCCAAACTTCTTCTTTTAGCTTCTCCACTTGATATGCTTCCACCTAAATCAATTCCAAAAGCTAAATCATTAACTCCTAGTTGTTTATAAATATCATTTTTGATGTCTTCCTTGTGTAATTTCCATTCCTGTGTCTTAGTTTCAAGCTGCACTTGCTTGACTTCTTTATCATCTTTATTTACAATAATTACTCTACCATCTAGTCTTACAGTGCTACGACCATTTTTATCAATCTCTATTACACTGTCTGGAACTTGTAATAATGGGTTAGCTACCTTTTGAAATGCTTGTGATGTTAAAGTATCTCCAATAACTAACTCCCTTACATTTCCAACTAAATCATCATTATAATCGCTTTTACCAAAAATGTTCTCTATTTCTACTACTGCCCAACCTTGTGCTTGTTTATCTATATAGCCTAATCCATCTTCAACCATTCCATTAATTTTTAAATCATAAGGATAAGGTAATTCTTGTATATTTTTATCTGTTATTTTATATGCTCTATACTCAATGCTATCTAACTCATAGATTTCACATATAAGCGTTTTTTTGCTTTTATCATATTGTGATAGGTTATAGATTACATATCCATCTATTAATTTTGGATTATATTCATTCCTAATCGGGAAATAATCTTTTGGAGTAACTGGATAGAAGCTAAATCTATCTAATTGTGTAACTCCTTTTAAAAGTAATTTACCAGCCCAAGATTGAATAACCATAGTTTTACCTAGTAAATCATCTAAATCAAAATCTTTTATAAGGTCAAAATCTTTCTGATTGGTAACTAGCTTTTTACTTGTTGCATATTCAGCATATAGTCTTGTTGTTGCTTGTAATATCCCGTTACCTACAACCAAATCTTTAAGACTATATCCTATACTATTTGTTTTCAAACTTTCAAAGTTATCAATATAATAAGATTTAATATAACCTTTATTATCAACTATTCCCATATATTCAAGATTAACTCTTGCTTTTACATCTGCAAAAAATACATCTGCACTTTTACCATCTGATAACTTTCTGTATTTTTCGCAATTTCTGTGAATATCAGTTTGTATATAATCGTTATATGCTTTTAGTATTCTTTCTTTTTCCATTCCTAAACTCCTATTGGTTTCTTAATCTCTCCACTTTTAAATACAGTAGCCTTATACTTTTCTAGTCCATATCTCATAGCGTCAACTGTGTGTGGATCCAGTGTAAATTTATCCTCTAAGTAATTTCCATTCTTATCTTTTTCATGGCATAGTTCAGTAAGTTCTCTATATGTGTTCTTGCATTTATCAGAAACTATAATCTTATAAAAACTTTTTAGCTTCTGCAATCCATCTAAAATGCTTCCTGCACCTTTTTCACAATTGATAATTTTAAATCCTGCACGCCTTATTTCTTCAGTTGTTTCAGGTCTTGCATTATCTGCAATAATTTCTCTATGATTTTGTTTAATATAGCTCATAGAAGCTATTAATTCACTTGTGATTAAGTTCTTGTTATATAATTCATCATAAACATATAAAACATTATTTTCCCTATCAAGAGCCATTCTAACGAGTGCATTATATGAAATACTAAAACCATAATCTAAGCCATCGTATAAATTACCTAATCCATATTTACCTAATTCTTTAACTATTGCTTGTACTTCTTTATCACTAGCTTTTTGAATATTTGTAAATACTCTTTCTCCAACTATTCCAAATCTTCCCTGATATGCTATTCTGTATCTTTCAATATCATAAGTTTCAAAATTCTTTAATTGCTTTATATATTCATCGGTAACAAAAGCATTATCCTCAACAACTGAATGATGGTAGTAAGTATCATCAGTTATAATTATTCTTTTTTGATATAGTTCTTCTTCATCTATTCCGGCTTTTTTAATAAACCTTTCATAAGTCCAATTATTAATACTAACTGGATTATTAGTTAAGAATATATGCAAGTCTTTTCCTAACGCTCTTAATCTTCCATTCAACTCATTAAAAGCGTTGTAACTAATTTCAGGACACTCTTCAATCCAAATCATATCTACATTATCAATAGACTTTAATTTATCTGCGTCATCAAGTCCCATAAAGATAAATTCGCTTCCGTTCCTTCCTCTAATGTGTAAAGGACTTGTTGTATATATAAAAAAGCTATTTAAGTTATAATTGCTGATAACTCCTTTTAGTAATGAAAAGCAACTTTCTTTTATAGTTCTGTATACTGCTCTAACTACTAATATTCTTCTTTTCTCTTGTAATGCCTTTAATATAAGTTTTAAAGCTGTATGATATGATTTACTGCTTCCATATCCCCCAACGATATAATAAAACCTCTTATCCCAGTTATTTAGATAATCAATAAAATGCTCATTAGCTTGTATATTAATTTCCATTTCTTTTAACTCCATTAATAGTTATAGATACATTATTATCTTCTATGTCTATGTCTTGCTTGTCTTTCCATTTACTTGATTTTCTATTCTTTAACCAAAATATTTGAGCTGCTACATCTCCTGGCATTTCTTTTACTACTTCTTTTATATAGGTGCTTTTCTTTCCATCTATTTCTTTTACTTCTTTTATAATTTCTTTATATTTATAGCCTATTGCTCTTTTAAATAAAGCATTCTCCACTTCTATATCTGCAACTTCTTTACCTTTTTTTATAGCCTCAAAAAACTCAATATATTTACTTTTATATGTATAAAACATTTCCTCTGATGATAATCTTAGGTCTGAGAATCGACCTCGACCAGATGGTAAAAAATAATTAACGGAAAAGTTATGTACTCCCAAATCAAAAAAATTATCCAACTCATCTATAATCAATTTATAATTACTTTTGTTTAAAACAGAAATTATACTATACTTACAGTTTAAACTATTCATCATAAT